CTGCCGCACTTGACCCCGCGTTGTGGGAGGGTCCGGTCATCAGGCCGGTCGCGGGTGCGGACGCGACTGCTACCGCGCTCGATGTCACGCTGTACGCTGTCGCGCCCGCGCAGACGAGCACGATTGCGGACTGGGCTGCTGCCACCTGTGCCGCGTACGACATCGTGTTCACACTAGCGGCGGCACGCGGTACGACTCCGAGTAACAGGATACTGGCCGGCAGTTGCGCCGGGCGGACCCTTACACCCACGAGCCCGAGAACGCTAACTGTACCTGCGGACGGAAGGACGATAGACGCATGAGCAATGTGTTTCTGCGCGATGCGGACAGCGTGGTGGACTACACCATCGACTGGTCCGACTGCCTCGCCAGCGGTGAGGCGATCAGTTCGAGCTCGTGGACGGCGTCACCCACGAGCCTGACAGTTGACAGTAGTTCCGAGACAACGACCACGACAACCGCTGTCGTGTCGTCTGGCTCTGCTGGTGTCGTGTACAAACTGACAAACGAGATCGTCACCGACCAGGCCAGAACGATCCAGCGGTCGGTCGTGATCCGCGTGGAGGAACGATGAGTCTCGATCTGAACACGGCAGCGACGGAGAAGCCGCTCCTGCTCGAGGAGGTCAAGGACCACCTCCGACTCGACTCGACCGACGAGGACGCATACCTCGAGAGTCTGATCAGCGCAGCGGTCGCCACGTACGAGGACCAGGCGCGTGTCTCACTGTGTACGCAGACTTGGGATCTGTACCTGGACGATTGGCCCGGCGGCAATCGGATCAAGCTGCCGCGTCCACCGCTCGCGTCTGTGACGGGTGTCTATTACACACCGAACGGTGGCAGCGAGACGGAGCTCGACTCGACGAACTACCACGTGGACACGGTCAGCAAGCCGGGTTCCGTCGTACTCGGATACTCGAAGTACTGGCCGACCGATACGCTCCAGACGAGCAACGCGATCCGGGTCGAGTACGTGGCGGGCAAGGCACGCAGCGCAATCGGAGACGACACGAAGGCCGCGCTGCTCCTGCTGGTCGGGCACTGGTACCAGCACCGCGAGGTCGTGACCGAGTCGAAAATAATGGAAGTCCCGCAAGCGTACGCGGCACTGCTCTGGAAAGACCGATCATGGTAATGGCCGGAAGCAGGAATCGACGGGTCACGCTGTACCGAGTGACCGAGACGAACGTGAAGGGCGAGCTCACGGAGACGCTGACGAGTCTCGGCCAGCGATGGGCGGGCAAGCGTGCGGCGTCGGTATCCGAACAGCAGCGGGCCGACCAGACCATCGGCGCGTCAGATTATATTTTCACGCTGCCGTACGACTCCGTGACGAAGGCACTCGTAGCGAAGGACCGAATCACGGAGGGCTCGGACACGTACGACATCATTGGCGCGGTCGATCCGGACGGCAGGCGCAAGGAAATCCGGCTGTATGCGCAGAGGTACGACAAGTGAGAATGCGTGCGGACCTCGCTGGCGTGGCGGATCTGCAGGCGCGGTTCCGTGAGCTCGACGCAGAGATCCAGGGTCCGGCAATGGACCGGGCACTATACCAGGGCGGGCTCACGGTTCTGAAGTTAATGCGCGATTACGTACCATACGACTCGTCGGACAGGGACGGCGACCACCTGCGCGACCATTTGCACGTGGAGCGGATGAAGCGGAGCAATAATCAGAAGGTCGTCGTTGGACCCGACCGGAAGTGGCAACACATCGCGGCGTTCGTCGAGTTCGGCACTGCGCCACACTTCATCAATCCGCGTGGGCTGTCACGTACCAAGACGGGCAGACGCCGTAAGGGTGCGAAGGCACTGGCCGGTGGCGGGTTCGGTCCGTACCGATACGTCCGACATCCGGGTGCCACGGCGGACCCGTTCATGCGACCTGCTTTCAAGCAGGGCCACACGAAGGCGTTGCGGGTGATGCGTAATGTTCTGGCGCACAGGATAGAGGACTTGACCAGATGAGCCTACACGGAGCGATCCAGGTTCGGCTTGCGGCAGAGGTGTCGGGTGTGTCCGGTCGCGTGTACAGGCAGACGCTTCCGCAGAATCCGACACTGCCTGCGTGCGTGTACTCCGTATACGCGAACGACAGGCTGCACGATCTCGATGGACCTGACGGCCTGGCGGAGGTCACTGTCAAGGTGACGACCTGGGCCGATAAGCACTCGACCGCGAAAACGAACGCGGACGCGGCACGAGTCGCGCTGGACGGATGGAGCGGCACAGCGGACAGCACGACCGTCCACGCTGCGGAGATTGAGAACGAGCGCGATGTATACGACCCGGAGCTTGTGTACTTCGGTGTCGATCAGGACTTCCTCGTATGGTACGAGGAATGAGTTTCGCCCGTGGGAGTGGCTATCGAGCCTTCCCCAAACCACCATTAGGAGGGAATTAGGATGGCTATCGTCCCAACAGGCACGACACTCGGATACTCCAGTCGCACCGCTGCGAACGTACGCAGTATCACCGGACCCACACAGACCATCAACCAGATCGACACGACCCACCTCGGGACTTCCGGCGGGTATCGTGAGTTCCTGACCGGCTTTCGTGATGGCGGCGAATGCACGTTCGAGATGTTCTACGATCCGAGCGAGGACACGCACAAGGAAGCCGTTGGCGGGCTGAAGCATCAGTTCAACCTTGGGACGGCGATTGCGTGGACGCTCACGCTGTCCGATTCGTCCGCGATCACGTTTAACGGCATCCTCACCGGGTTTGAGGGTCCAACGGTCAGCGACAACGAAGCTGTGACCATTAGCGTCACGATCAAGGTGTCCGGTGCCGTAACGATGCCGAGCTAATGACGATGACGCTCAACGCTACCAGTATCCGTGATGCGAAGGACATTTCGCCGACTGAGGTCGAGGTGCCCGAGTGGGGTGGCTCACTATACGTCCGCGAGATGAGCGTCAAACAACGATGGGACTTCCAGAAGCGGTTCGCGTCCGAGACGGAATCGGACGACCGGCCCGAGTTGTGGCTGCTGATTAACGGCACGTGCAACGAGGACGGTGACGCGATCTTCCAGGACGGCGACCGCGAATGGCTCGCGGAGAAGTCTGGCCGGGTCGTGGAGTCTGTGGCCCTCGAGGTACTGAGGGCGAACGGGCTCGCGGACGATGCGCTGGATGAAGCGGGAAACGGTTAGAAGCTGCACCGGAGCGGCGGTTCCTACTCGGGACCGCCGTACGGTGTGGCTACCCTAGCATCAGACATTTCCTCGGGGCGTTCGACTTGACGAGCCGCGAGTTGACGGAACTGTTCGCACTGCACACGCTCGATCCGGATGTCGGTGAGCGCGTAGACTATGCGGGCACGCTGATCGCCACGGTGATGGCGAACGCGCACAGCACGAAGCAGAAACGGTTCAAGATGTCGGACTTCCTACCGGCCTGGCGGCGCGTGAAAGAACGGCCAGCGACGGCAAGGGATATATACGCTATGCTCACCGGAGGATAGATGGCCCGGTCGAAAGTTGGAACGCTGTCGGTATGGCTGACCGCGCAGGACCGCGGGTTCGGTCGCGGTATGCGGAACGCCCGAACGCAAATGACGACCACGCAACGGGCGGCGCAGCGGTTGAGTACGGGGATTCGGTCGGTCGGCTCCTCGATGGCCGGGCTCGCGGGTGTGTCCTTCGGCATCTACGGGATCGCACGCGGCGTACAGAGTGCCACAGGCGCGTTCGCCAAGCAGGAACTCGCCGTCGCGACACTACGGGCTGCGCTGATCAAGACGGGCAAGGACGGCACAGAGTCCCTTGATATGATCACAGAGTCTGCTGCCAGGCTCCAGCGTCAAACAATGGCGGCGGACGAGGAGCTCATCAAGGCGACGGCCACACTCGCGCAGCTTGCTCCGTCGTTGAACGCCGACGAACTGACGCGGGCACAGACGGCGATCATCGGGCTCGCGAACACGTTCACGGAGGGCAAGGTCGAAAACGCTGCCGTCGCGATTGGTAAGTCGCTCGGCGGTACGGTTGACCTCCTGGCCCGGTGGGGCGTAGGTGTCGGCACCGCTGGCGATGCGACCGAGCGTCTCGGCAGGCTGCTGCCCAAGACGGCGAAGTTCTTCGAGGTCGCGAAGGCCGCGACGAACACGCTCACGGGCCGAACGACACAACTCAAGAACGCATACGGCGACCTGCTCGAGCAGATCGGTCGCGTGATCATCGTGTCCACGGACTTCCAGGGGCAATCCGAGACGATGGCGGAACGCCTCTATCGTGTCACGGACGCGATAGAGTCGAACATCGGCAGTATCCTCACGTGGACCCGCACGGCACTGGTGGGGGTCAAGCTGGTGGCACAGGCGGTTCTCGCGATCCCGCGAGCGTTCTTCGAGTTCGGTCGGGCACTCGGGTCCGCGTTCGGTGCGATTGGCGCGAACGCGGTGGCTGCGATACAACTGGCGGCGAACGACGCGATCCGCATCCTTAACGGCCTGCTCGAACAGATCGACAAGGTGCCCGGCGTCGATATCGAGTTCCGGCTGAAGTACAACGATGTGAACGGCGCGCTCGAGGTGGCGAACCTTTACGCGGCGAACATCGACACTGCAGTGGACAACCTGGCAGACGCATTCGCCGCGCCGGTCCGGTCTGCGGGCGAGTTCGCCGCGTGGCTCGACCTCGCAAACGACGGATTCGAGATTGCGATCAACGGATCAAGTGCGCTCGCGGCAAGCACGAGCGAGGCGGCAGACAACGCTGGGAGGCTCGCGGACAACGCTGCGAATATCCGATTCCCGACGATCATGGGTCCGGCACAGGACACGGTCGGCAGGCAGGTGGGCGAAGTCCGCGGTGAGCTCGTGCCGGAATTGCCGGACATGGGCGAGGCTCTTGAGGCGTCCGAACGGGCTGCGCGGTTCCTCGATGCGTACTATGCGAGCATCGAGCAAGGGTGGAGCAACAAGCCCGTGGACGATGCGATTGAGAACGGAACGAATGAGAGTGT